CTTTGTCTGCTACATTTAACAATCCTTATGTCAGACCAACGCAAGAAAATTTAGATCTATTCATTAACAACTTTAGGTATATCTATGAATCTGGTGTTAGAACAGTGACGCTTCCTCATACCTCTTGGATGCTCACTGGTCAGATTCAAAAAGAGATGCCTGAACTTTATGTCAAGAATACTATTCTACATGAAGTCACGAAAGCAAATGATATTGTATCTCTCGCTAAGGCAGGATTTAATTACATCAATCTTGATAGAGATTTGATGAGAGACCAGGACCAACTCAGGCGTCTCAAAGAAGCAAAGGATTATTGTGCTTCTATTGGTAAACCAGTCAAGTTCTCTATGCTTGCCAATGAAGGATGTTGGGGTGGATGCCCTATCATGCCAGAGCATTACCACTATAATAACACAAGAGAAAATCACGAACCACCATACTTTGGTAATATTATCAGTAGAGTATCATGTTCTAAATGGGAACAACAAGATAGCTCTGTTGTATTGAAATCTTCCAATCTTCCACCATGGAAAAAAGATTGGGAAGAGATGTTTGATTTGGGCATTGATGTTTTCAAACTACATGGTAGAGAAAGTGTCATGCGTCTCAAAGAGAGTATGGATATTATTCATCGTTGGGCAAATGATGAGGAACTATTATTCCCAGAACTCAATAATTATATTGAAGATAAAAGTTTAAAAGAGAGACCGATTGACATCTGGAGAGAGAAGATCAAAACCTGTAAGTTTGATTGTTGGGATTGTAACTACTGTGAAGCAGTTATAGATGCCCACCACAAGAAACAGGATAGAGTGGTTCATCCATTGGTTACTTTAGCACTTGATGCTATTGATAGATCTGCTACTGGAGACACTAAGTTTGATCCACAAGGATTTAACATTGAAGGGTTGTCTTCTGATAGAGTGAGACATTTTCTCAATCATCTATGTTCCGACACAAAGAACACATATCTAGAAATTGGATGCTATACTGGTAGCACATACTTTGCCGCCATTATGGGCAACAATATTGTGTCGTATGCTGTTGATAATTTTGCTGCTCCTATTTCTCCCGCTAGGGATGACATTGAATGGATTGGATGTAAAGATCCAAAGGCAGAACTTAATAGAAACAACATCTTGTTTGGTAGCTTAAAATCTGCTATAATAAATATTGATGTGAGACAGTTAAATGATTCTCACTTCAGTAAAAAACCAAACATAGTATTCTATGATGGGGAACACGACGATCAGCAAATAGATTGTTTGAATAACCTATTACCAAATTTACCAGATACTTTTATTTTGGTTTTAGATGATGCTAATTTTGATGGGGTTATCCGTAATGGAGAAAAATTTATAGGTATAAATAACCTACGAATACTATTTGAAAGGCAAATCATAACGCCTCAAATAGAAGATTCCACCAGTTGGTGGAATGGATTATCAATTTATGTTTTAACTAAAAAGGAGATTTGATTACCATGGCAGCAGACACCGCAACACTTAAAGAAAATTTCAAGACCCAACTTACTAATGTTGAAGGTCAACTTGCTAAACTTGAAGAAGAGTTAGCAAAGGCAAAAGAATATCGCCTCAAACTTCAAGGTGGTTTAGAAACTTTAGAACTTCTAGATCCAACTGAAGAAGCACCAGCAGCAGAAACAACACCTACAGAAGTGGTTGAATGACTTTATAAATAGGTGCTTATATCCCTACATGCTAAATACATGTAGGGATTTTTTGTAGGATTGCTACATGTCGGCATCAAAACCAGCAACTAGAGCAGAATTAAAAGATTACTGTTTACGACAGCTTGGTTCTCCTGTTTTAGAAATTAACGTTGATACTCAACAACTAGAAGACCGCATAGATGAGGCTCTTCAGTATTTTCATGAACGTCATTTTGACGGTTCAGAAAGAATGTATTTGAAACATAAAATAACTGCAGACGATGTTACTCGTTTTACAACGTCAGATGAATTGTCAAGTACAACAGCACCAGATAGTTCTACTTGGGAAAACAGAAAAAACTTTATAGAAATGCCAGACAATGTGTTTGGTATTCAAAAAGTATTTGGAGTGTCTTCTAACTTCCTCAGAAACGATTTGTTTGGTCTATCTAATCAATATTACCTTATGGATTTATTTGCCATTTCATCGGGCGGAACATTTTCATATGGTAACTTTGATATGACAAACTACTATATGATTAAGCAGTATTTTGAAACCCTTGATATGGTTATTAATACTGGTGCTTTTGTGGAATATCGTTTCAACAAAAGACAAGACAGATTGTATGTTGATATAGATGTTAAACGAGTTAAAGAAGATTCTTATTTTCTAATTGATTGCTCTAGAGCAATAGATCCAGATGTGTACACGCAAATTTGGAATGACTTCTTTCTGAAGCGTTACACCACGGCTTTATTTAAACGTCAGTGGGGGCAAAATCTTATTAAATTTAATGGAGTACAATTACCTGGCGGTGTCTCACTCAATGGGCGTCAGATATTTGAAGACGCCATTAAAGAGATTGGTGATATTGAAAGTAAGATGATTTCGGATTACGAATTACCAATACTTGACATGATAGGATAATGGCAAAAAGTCAATACTTTCCACAGTATGGTGGAAGAACATCAGAGCAAACTTTAGTTCAAGATTTAGTTGACGAACAGATTAAATTGTTCGGGCAAGATGTAGTGTACGTACCAAAAACTATGTTGATTGATAAAGTTTTGAATGATGTAATTCTTTCAAAATTTGAAGACAGCGTAACTATTGAGATGATGTTAATTAATGTTGAGGGATTTGGTGGTGCTGGTGCTGTAGCGATGTCTAAGTTTGGTCTCAAACTATCTGATGAAATCACATATGCTGTATCCAAAAGACGTTGGATTAACTATGTTGAAACTGAGATTGATACAAGAGTTCCTAATAGACCGAACGAAGGTGACTTACTTTATGTGCCGATGACAAAAAATTTATATGAAATAAAGTTTGTAGAAAGAGAAACTCCATTCTATCAATTAGGAAAAAATTATATCTTTTCGCTATCATGTGAATTGATTGAGAATGCTGATACTTACTTTGATACTGGTAATTCGGATATTGATACACTTACTCAGGAAGCATATGTATTCCCAGTTACGGTTAAGGTAGGTGGCAGTGGTGCGTTTGTTGTTGGAGAGGAAGTAAGGCAGACTTATATGGTTGATGGTATTCCAGTTATCACAAAAGCAACAGTTGCTGACTGGTCTCCAAGCACTCGTAAGTTACGTTTAACATATATAAATGGAGTGTTAAAGCAGAATATTGCTTTGGTGGGACAAGATACAGCAGCTTCATGGATAGTTGATACCTTCTCCACAATTGATTTTGATATTGATAATTATGATAATGATCAAAACAAAGTTATAGAAACACAATCAGACACCATTATTGATTTCACAGAAGGAAATCCATTTGGTGAATTTGGAAATATGGGGGTATTCTAATGTTAGGGAATAGATTTTATCACGAAATTATTAAAAAAAATGTGAAAGCATTTGGAACAATCTTCAACAATATACAAATTGAGAAGAAAGATCCAGATACTGGTGCAGTCATTCGGCAAGAAAAAGTTGCTTTGGCATATGGTCCTAAGTCAAAATTTCTTGCTCGGTTAGATCAAGACCCAGATACTGAGCGCAAAGTATCTATTACTATGCCACGTATCTCATTTGAGATGACTGGTATTACTTATGACCCATCCAGAAAAACTTCACCTATTCAGAAGTATCTAAAGAAAGATGACGCTGATAGCGTAAAGGTTCAGTATATGCCAGTGCCATATAATTTGGCATTTGAACTGGGTATTCTTTCAAAGAACCAAGATGATGCATTACAAATCTTAGAGCAAATACTTCCATACTTTCAACCATCATTTACAGTATCAATTAATCTAATACCAGAAATGGATGAGAAGAAAGATCTTCCAATCATTCTAAACAATATTAATTACGAAGATGATTACGAAGATGATATGACACGCAGAAGAGCGATTACTTATACACTTGATTTTACATTAAAAACATATATGTATGGTCCTGTGCAATCAGCAGAAGTTATTCGCAAGGCAACCGTATTTGAAAGTATTGGTGATTTTCAAGAACATCGTCGTGCTGTTAGATATGATGTAACACCAAGAGCATTGACAAGTCAAGACGCAGATGGTGATATTGACAATACAGATGATCTATTATTGATGCCAGATGATGACTTCGGATTTAACGAGGGCATTACATTATTATGAGTAAATTTGAAAACAATATGGAAGAAATTTTTGACATTGACGTAACTCCTATAGAAACAAAAATTGAAATGATTAAACAAACAACTAGCGACATCTCAGTAGATGCTGATAAAGATTATAATTACACCAGAGCTAACCTTTACAATTTAATTGATAAAGCATCGGAGGCAATCAATGATGTACTTGACTTAGCAAGAGAAAGTAATCATCCAAGAGCTTACGAGGTTGCTGGTAACTTCATTAAGCAAACTGCTGATATGACTGATAAGTTGATTGACCTACAAAAGAAAATCAAAGACCTTGAGAAGACGGATAAGAAATCTGCTGCTATCAATGGTAACGTGACTAACAATATGTTTTTTGGAACAACTGCTGACCTTCAATTGTTATTGAAGAAAGGAAAAGTTGAAGAAGAATAAATAGAAAATAAACGGAAATTACTATGAGAGTTAAAATACTAGGAAGTGCAGTGACACTTACAACCACTCCAAGCGTAGTTAGCGCAACAGCTGTTGATGTATTGATAGTTCATGAAGCTGGTGGCAATACTGCAAGGACTATTACACTTTATGAGAATGACGGAACTACTGTAGTTGGTTCGTATTTTAGTAATCCTGGTTCTGAATTAGTCGTTCATAAAAGAGCAGATCAAAAACTTAAAGTGGATGCTGGAACGGATGTAAGAGCCACGTCAGTTGGATATTTCTCATAATGGAAAAGAAAACTGTCAAACAGATGCGTGAGATTTGTGAAAATCACATTGATGTTGCGATGGGTAAAGAGATTGATGATGAAGGTGGAATGATTATGAGTCAACTTGATACTATTGAGAATGCGGTTAACCGTCTTCGTTCAGTAGTTGGAGACCCTAAAATGCAACTTCCTGCTTGGGTTCAATCTAAGGTTACACTTGCCTGCGATTACATTGATACTGCTGCTGATTATATGAGTAGCAAAAATGAAGAGTATGTTTCTGAGGGGGCTGCCTGGACAAAAAAGTCTGGTAAGAATTCAGAAGGTGGTCTGAATGAAAAAGGTAGAAAGTCATACGAGAAAGCAAATCCTGGAAGCGACCTCAAAGCACCTTCAAAGAAGGTTGGAAATCCCCGCAGGAAATCATTTTGTGCTCGTATGAAAGGAATGCGTAAGAGACAAAAAGATAGTAATAACACTGGTGAAGACCGTCTATCTAAATCATTAAGAGCGTGGAATTGCTAACACAAAGAGTATCACATTGATACATAATATTATTTCCATTACAAATAACATATATGAGTGAAAAGGTATTTGGACTTCCCAGTAAAATTTGCTCAAAGTGTGGAGCTTGTTGGATTGGTGGTCAGCACTATTGGTCAGGCACAGCAAAGTTAGGAGACGAAACTGAATTAGCATCATTAGTTTGTGACATGGTTAAATCAGATGAATGTATTAACCCAGCAAAAGGCACTACAAAAGGTGACGGGTGGGCAAAACGATTAGCGGCAATGGAAACTTTTGAAAGAGATTTGGATAAATTAAATGACTGAAAATTTATATCTAGGTAATCCTAATTTAAAGAAAGCAAATACTTCTATTAATTTTACTAAAAAACAAATACAAGAATTTGTTAAGTGTAAGGATGATCCAATATATTTTGCTAAAACTTATATGAAGATCATCTCACTGGATGAAGGTCTCATACCTTTTACCATGTATGATTTTCAGGAAAAATTAATTGATAATTTTCACAACAATAGATTTAACATAGCAAAACTACCAAGACAGACAGGAAAATCAACAACTGTTATTGGGTATCTACTTCACTATGCTGTCTTCAATGACAATGTTAAGATTGCTATTCTGGCAAACAAGGCAGAAACATCAAGAGAACTTCTGTCTCGTTTACAACTGGCATACGAGAACCTTCCTAAGTGGATGCAGCAAGGCGTCATAGCGTGGAACAAAGGTTCGTTGGAACTAGATAACGGTTCTAAGATCATCGCTGCCTCAACGTCTTCTAGCGCCGTTAGAGGGAACTCATTCAACATCATCTTTCTTGACGAGTTTGCGTTCGTTCCAAACCACATGGCAGAGCAGTTCTTTAGCTCTGTGTATCCTACTATCTCATCTGGTAAGACAACAAAAGTTATTATTATTTCTACCCCACAGGGTATGAATATGTTCTACAAGCTGTGGCACGACGCAGAGCGCGGCAGGAACGCCTACGTGCCCCTGGAAGTTCATTGGAGTGACGTTCCTGGCAGAGACCAGGCATGGAAGGAAGAGACCATTAGAAACACCTCTGAGAGGCAGTTTACGCAGGAGTTTGAATGTGAGTTCCTGGGATCGGTTGATACGCTCATCTCTGCTGCTAAGTTGAGGTCTATGGCATACGAAGACCCAATACAAGATAACAAGAAAGGTCTTAAGGTATACGAGAAAGTTAAAGAAACCAGCGATTACATTATAACTGTTGACGTTTCTCGTGGAACAAACAATGACTTCTCCGCATTTGTAGTGTTTGATATTACTACACTACCTTGGAAGATTGTTGCCAAGTATAGAAACAATGAAATTAAACCAATCTTGTTTCCAAATGTCATTGAGCAAGTTGCTAAGAATTACAACAAAGCATATATTCTAATTGAGATTAATGATATTGGAGAGCAAGTAGGTACTATTCTTCATTATGATTTGGAGTATCCAAATGTTTTGATGTGTGCTATGCGCGGTAGAGCAGGGCAGATTGTGGGGCAGGGTTTTTCTGGCACAAAATCTCAACTTGGTCTGAAGATGTCAAAAGTTACAAAGAAGGTTGGGTGCTCTAACTTAAAGACATTGATTGAAGATGACAAGCTACTGATTAATGATTATGAAATCATTAGTGAGTTGACAACATTTATTCAAAAAAATGATTCATTTACTGCTGACGATGGGCATAACGATGACCTTGTAATGTGTTTGGTATTGTTTGCGTGGTTGGTGGTTCAACCATACTTCAAAGAGATGACAGATAATGATGTTCGTCAAAGAATATACGAAGATCAATCAAATCAAATTGAACAGGATATGGCACCGTTTGGATTTATATTAGATGGGTTAGATGAAGAAGAAAAGATAATAGATGAAGATGGGAGTGTTTGGTATACAGATGGTTATGGAAATCCATATGCAGATGTGGAATATATGTTGGGTTACTAATGGATATTGAAGATCAATTTTCATTAGAGCATTTATTGTTTAGCGAAAGAAAATGTAAATCTTGCAGACAGATAAAGGATTTGATTACCGATTATTACGTTTCAAGAAGAGAAAAAAAATATTTACCATCCTCTTATTCATATGAATGTAAGGATTGTACTATTAAAAGAATTGTAAGTAATAGAAAAATAACAAAAGTAATTGAACCACTATATCCTGATTGGTAAAATGTTCGTGCGTTGTTTCCCTGTTTGAAATAAACATTTTCATAAATATTTGTAGATTAAAAATGAACTATTTTTCACGAGGAAAAAAACATGGCAGGTCAAGTATCACCTGGAATTGTTCTAAGAGAACGTGATTTAACTGGTCAAACTATTGTTAATGCTCAGGCTAATTCTGCAGCATTAGTAGCAAGTTTTGCCAAAGGACCAGTAGGAGCAATTGTTAATATTGCTACTGAAAGAGAACTCTTAGAAACATTCGGTGCCCCCACTAATAGTAATTACGAAGATTGGTTTGTTGCTTCAACATATCTTTCATACGGCGGACAACTTGAAGTTGTAAGAGTAGAAGACACAACACTTAAAAATGCAGTTTCCGATGCATCAGCAGGAAGCACAGACGCAACTAAACTTTTGGTTGTTAATTCGGGATCATTTGCATCTAGTGATTATGTTAAAGTTGATGATGAATATTTCTTAGTAACATTGGTTACTACAGGTGGTGCAAATTCTTTAACTGTTACCAGAGCACAACTTGGATCAGTTGCTGCCGATCACGCAAGTGGAGCAACTGTTGCTAAGTGGTCTTTTGCTAACTCAGCAACTACAACCGTAGTTAATGAAACTATTGATGCTACCGAAACAATTCT